CTTCCTACTCCCCTACCCTTCCTACTCCCCTACCCTTCCTACTCCCCTACCCTTCCTACTCCCCTACCCTTCCTACTCCCCTACCCTTCCTACTCCCCTACCCTTCCTACTCCCCTACCTGCGTCAGTTCTTTAACCCGTAAAAGCATTAGCGCCACGACAGATATTTTGCATTGACTTGCGTAGCTGTGTCGGTTCTTTTGTGTTGAAGGGAATTTAAAAATATTTTTCATATCGAGGGGGTACGTCAAAAATTAGACATGGCGAAAAAAGTTATAAAGGCCGAACCGAAAAATTGTGTAATTTTTTTTAAAGTATTTTCCACTCTACAATGTTTAAAAATTGTGTAATTTTTTTTAAAGTATTTTCCACTCTACAGTGTTTAAAAAATTATACGCATTAAAAATTGTGTAATTTTTTTAAAGTATTTTCCACTCTATATATTTTCCACTCTATATATTTTCCACTCTATATATTTTCCACTCTATATATTTTCCACTCTACAATGTTTAAAACACACTTGACAGTCCCCTCCTACTCCCCTAACCTAGTTTTATGAGTAACCGTATATTTCCGATTCCACCTGGTCAGGTGGGTTCTAAAGGCACACAGGACGTGTCTGCCAGCACTAGGCAGAGTAACGTAAGTCTTCCAGAACCATCTGGCCTGCCTAGTGCTGGTTCTTTAAAGCTCTCTGACGCAGACCTGCCGCCTATGACTGAGAAGGGGTTAGACCCAGATACGATAGCTTTCATACTTAAGACGACATTAAGACCTGAACACTATGAAGATGAGGTACTACTTAAGTTCATATCAAGCTACATGAATTGCCGAGATGTGGCGCAAGCTTCAAGAGAGGCTGGAGTTACCACGCAGCAAGGGCGAGCGATGCGTAACCGTAAGGACATACACAACGCCATATCTAAACTCACTGAGCAGGCTGTGTTGAAGAATGGTTTCGATGCTGGTGAGTTAATAGAGAAGGTAAAAGAGGTGGTCTACATAGACCCCGTGGAGTTTGAGAACCCAGATGGGTCCTACAAGACCAGCATGAGTCAGATAAAACCAGAGGCGCGTAGGGCAGTTAAGAAGTTTAAGGTTAGAAATACGTACGAGAAAGACCCGAATGGGATGGATATTATCACAGGTCAGATAATTGAGATTGAGTTGTATGACAAAATGAAGGGCGTGGAGTTACTTGGTCGTGAGGTGGCTACGTTTAAAGAGACTTCAGTAGTAGAGCACGACATAACAAGCAACATGAAGGCTGTGTTATTGGGCGCTAGGGAGAGGGCTGAAGGGGCTGTACGGGAGTTAAACGCACCTGTGATTGAAGGACGTGGGGTTAGAGTAGAGCCGTTAGAGCCAGGGATGTTACAACCTGTAGAGGGTTCAGATGCCGAGTAAAGAGGACATAGAGGAGTTTAAAAAGGCGATAGAGGAGTACAGGTACGACTTCTGTAGACTCGTGTATGTGCTGTTTCCGTTCGGTGAGAAGGATCATGCGTTAGAGCACATGGCCCCGTACAAGTGGCAGATGGAGGAGTGGAAGAAACTCTCAGACCATTTAAGTGACTCCGAGACGAGGCATGAGGCGTATAGACTGATAATATCTTCTGGTAATGGTGCCGCTAAGACGGCGTTCGGGGCGATGACGTTTTTGATGCTTATGTATACCCAACAATTACGAGCGCGTATAACGGCTAACACAGCTCCACAGCTTGCATCGGTGGTGTGGCCCGAGTATGACGTGTGGTTTCGTTACGCTCGCTACAGTGAGTATTTCTTTGAGAAATTTGGAACTAGTATAAAGGCTAAAGAACCTGCGCTTGCAGAGACATGGAGGCTTGATGCGGTAACGTGGAGCCAAGAGGCGCCGGCGAGCATCTCTGGGTTACACAATAAAGGTAAAGCAATAGCATATATCTTTGAGGAGGCGCCGGGGATACCAGCTGTTATATGGCAATATGCTAGCGGTGCGTTTACAGAGACAGATACGGTTAAGATATTCATGGCATTTGGTAACAGTGACGACCCGGAGAGTAAGTTTGAGCAGAATATGGCATCTCCGCTATGGCACGCAAGGCGCATTGATACAAGAGAGCTTGAGCACATTGACAAAAAACAAATAGCAGACTGGTTATCAGAGTGTAACGGCAATGAGGACCACGACGACTTCAGAGTGCGAGTTCGAGGGTTGCCGCGTAAGACATCAAAGGACTCGATAATAGCAGCGGAGACGGTGAATGGAGCAATAGCTCGTGGCAATAAATTCGACAAAAGTACACTCAAACACTTGCCTGTAATATTGACATGTGACCCTGCGTGGACAGGAGGAGACGAGACGACGATATGGTATCGTCAAGGTAATTACGCTTGTTTGCTTGAGAAATATAAACTCGACAAGAGCGCGGGGCAGGACCACATGTTTACATATTTAAATTTGTGCAGGTGGGAGAAGGAGCTTGGTGCCGATGCGGTATTCATAGATCAAGGGGAAGGTACTGCTATTTATACGCTTGCCAATAATGCCGGCAAGTCGTGGGAGCTGGTGTCGTTTGCGTCGACACCCAATGACACGGCCGAGTTTAAAGACAGTGAGTATGCTAATCTAAGAGCGCAGATGCACTATGAGGCCAACAAGTGGCTCGTGAAGGTTGGAGTATTGGACGCGGTTCAGATTGAATGGCTTGATGAGATAAGAAAACAACTGACATGGACCAAAGGGGCAAGGCATAAAATTAACGGGAAGAAGTTAGCAGAGTCCAAACTTGAGATTAAAGCCAGAGTGGGCAGGTCTCCTGACGTAAATGATGGATTTGTTCTTAGTTTTGCCCGGCAAGTAACGGAACGGAATTGGGAGAACAGTGTAGCCAGTGGGGACCGAGCGGTAGGTGGGGATGCGTTTAAAATGCCAGATCATGGAGACCCTTATTCAGACATGAGTTACGAATCGACCTTGTATGATTAAATAACCATGGGTAATATGCAAGAATAAATTGACATAAGTAGTCGAATTATTCACTCTTAGGGGTGAATCCCGCGGGAGGACAACGCTTTGGGTTTTCTTGACGACTTTAAAGAACAGATAGAGAGCGTCGTCAATGATGTGGCGGAACACGTCGTTGGCCTAACCTCAATGGGGCAACTCAAATACAAAGACGGTAAACTCACTTCGCCGCTTTTAGAGAGTGACTTTGTAAGAGACATCGGGCGTTCAGTTAAGAGCGTGTCACCAGAGCTTCTCAATGCTCAAGTTAACCTCATGACAGGCGGCATGGCCGGCTATAAAGATGGCAAAATCACAGAGGGTCTTGACTTTAAAGTGCTAGATAGAATAACGGGGCGGGACTTGGTAGAAAGACAAATGCGGATGCAAGAGGCTCAGATCGAGAGAGAAGAGAAACTGCGCGACAGGTTTTTACTTGAAGAAAGAACCACAAGACAGCACGAGGACTTAGCGGCGTCTAACATGGCACAAGCCTCGCGCAGGAGTGCTGAGATGAGATCTGGTTTTTTTGGGTCTCCTTTGGAACGTAACTTTTTAGGACTATGATGATTTACCCAGGTGTTAATAAACAAAACTGTGAATATCTGAGAAACCAAGCCAAGCAGAAGTTCGACAAGATTCGTGGGACGTGGCTTGAGTGCGGACGCTGGGCGCTCCCCCATCGTATTAAGTGGATGTTGTCGCAGACCGAGGGTGAGCGCAACAACATGCATGTCGTTGATGTAACGCACATACTGGCTTTGCGGTCATATGTCGCCGGATTCCTTGAGGGCAATACGTCAGCAACGAGGCCGTGGTATCGTATCGGTATTGGTGAACCTACAATCGACATGTCACAAGAGAACCATGAATGGCTCGATACGTTTACTCGGCGCACACTTAAGGCACTTAGCTCAAGTAATTTCTATCACGCAGCGGGTGAGTTTTATTATGATTTTGGCACGTTTAATACTGGTTGCCACTATGTCGAGGAAGTGCAAAAGGGGTTATTTTTTCACACTCTTACGCCCGGGTCATATTATCTGTTAAATAACGGATATGGTGACGCAGTGGTGATGGTCAGAGAGTTGTCTTTGACAGTTAAAGCTCTTGTTGACACATATGCAGTTAAGAAGCCAAACGGTTCTTGGGACTGGTCCAACTTCTCATCACGAGTGAAGAAAATGTACGACGATGGGAACTATACCCAGATGATCGACATCGTGCATATAGTTAAAGAAAACAACGAGTTTAACCCCGAAGAACCCGTTGCCGGCATGAACAAAGCGTGGCTTGAGGTAACGTATGAGCTTGGCGGAACGGGCGGTCAGTATTACGCAGACGGTATGGAGTTCGGAGCGGCAAACCCTGACCCCCACGAGAAAGACACCTATTTAAAGATAGCGGCTCGCAAACGTAAACCGTTTATTGCCGGCAAGTCTAGTACATCAGGGAATTATGAATATGGTGAAAAGGGTCCAACTCTCGACGCGCTGGGTGTCATTAAATCTCTTAATAAAAAGGCCATTGGTAAAGACCAGGCGCTTGAGCAAATGCTTAAGCCACCCCTTCAGGGTCCGGCTAATCTTAAGAAGTCTTACATTACAACAGCCCCCAACTCCTATGTACCGCTAGACCCCACAAGCCTGTCGCAGAAAGGGTTACGAACGATTTATGAAGTCAACCCCGCAATCGCTCCACTCATACAGGACGTGACCGATTTGCGACAACAAGTAGATAGGCTTTATTATGCTGATTATTTGTTATATTTGAGTAAAAACCCAAAGACTCGAACGGCGACGGAAACCAATGCGATTGTAAACGAACAGCAAATGGTTATCGGACCAAATCTTCAAAGTCTTAACTGGACGTATAACGTACCGGTCGTTGACTACGTTATGGACTATGTACTTGACAATGACCCATTTTTACCACCACCTCCGGCAGACTTAACCGGAAGGTTCTTGTCACCAGAGTTTATCTCAGTGTTTGCACAGGCCCAAAAAGCTGCTGACTTGCCCGCAATTGACAGGTATATGGCAATGATAGCAAATGTTGGTCAGTTGCAACCTGACATATGGTACAAAGCGAATCTTGACAAGCTCGCTGATCTTTATGAAGATCGTTTATATTTGCCTGCGGGTTTAAATAATCCGCAAGACAAGGCAGATGCGTTAAGAGAACAGGCAATGGCACAAAGACAACGGCAACAACAAATAGAGCAGATGGCTCAACTTGCTGGCGCCGCTAAAGATGTAGGTTTACAAGCTAATAATGCAAAGGGAGAATAAATGAAAACGAAAATGAAACAACTAGCGGTCGCTCTTGGTTTGTTTATGGGTGGCTACTCGCTTTACGCGAGCTTTGAGGTTATCGCAGGAAGTACGAAACTCGGCGGTGGAGCGTTTAATAAAATATGGTGTAGCACAGGCGTAACCTGTAGTCGCGTAGGTGACAAACTTAAGATTGTTACCAACGCCGCTGTTGTTGGTGACATCACCATGGACAGCGCAGAGCTTATATCAAATGCGGTAGACGACACTATTGAAGTTAAATCCAATGACGAACATACTACGTTGCGCGTCGAAGGATATGAAGCGAAGAACAGTATTTTAGAACTTGCGGCAGATGACGGTGACGACACTGGTGACAAGTATTATTTAAAATCAGACACGTCAAACGTGTTTACTATAGGTAATGGGTCGACCGATCTTACTACACTCACCACTGTTGGTGACTGGACTTATGGTGGCACTACTCCCTATCTAACTGTTGGAGACAACGGAGCGGAAGATTCTGGTCTCGTGCTTGATGGATCTGCCGCAAACTGGAACATCTCGCACGACGAGACGGCAGCAAAACTAGTCGTTGGTCTAGGTACAACTGCCGGTACAACAAACCGCATGGCGTTTGACAGCGCAGACCTAAACATATGGTTAGGTGACGCAAGTGCAGCCGACATGGGCCTTATCTTCGACGGTAACGCTCAAGACTTTAATATCAGCATGGACGACTCAGTGGATAAACTGGTTATCGGTCTAGGAAGCGTAGCCGGCACAACAAACCGTATGGCGTTTAACAGTGCCGATTTGAACATAGTGTTGGGTGACGCAAGTACAGCTGACATGGGTCTTGTTTTCGACGGTAATGCCCAGGATTATAACATTTCTTTAGACGATTCGACCGACGACCTTGTTATTGGTTTAGGAAGCGCAGCCGGCACAACAGATGCAATGCGGATTGACGAGAACCAAGTTGTTACATTTCTTCAAGACCCCGCTTTCCAAGGTACTACCCCCTATGTAACTGTTGGGGACAACGGAGCGGAAGACTCTGGTATCGTATTCGACGGTGCTGCTGGCAACTGGAATATCTCGCACGACGAGACGGCCAGTTCGCTAGTAATCGGCGTAGGTACTGCGGCGGGAACAACTGATGCCATTCGCATTAACACTTCACAAGTTGCTACGTTTTTAGCTGATCCGATATTTGCAGGTACAACACCTAACGTAACCGTAGGTGATGCCGGCGCGGAAGATGCTCAAGTCACTTTTGACGGTAACGCTCAAGACTTCCATGTAGGTCTTGACGACAGTTCAGATAAACTAGTCATTGGTCTAGGTAGCGCATTGGGAACCACAAGCCGAATGACGTTTAATAGTGCCGACCTTGACGTTATTTTAGGTGACGCAACAGCCGCCGACGTGAGCTTGGTATTTGACGGTAATGCCCAAGACTTCCACGTGGGTCTCGATGACTCAACCGATGATCTAGTCATTGGTCTAGGTACGGCTCCTGGCACAACAGACGCGATGCGGATTGACGAGAACCAGATCGTTACTTTTGTACAAGAAGTGCTCGGTTTAGGTACTGATACACTTTCTGGTTTCTTACAAAAGCAAACAGCGTCGACCACCACCACCATTACAGCGGTACAATGTGGTCAGACATTCGTAAGCAATAGTGCAGACACTCTTGCACTCCCCGAAGCGTCTTCGGTGTTGGGTTGTCGTCTAACTTTTGTATGCGGAACTGCTGATGACTTCCACATCGACACAGACGGCACAGATGCTATCGGTGGCGTGTCAGTGATTACAGGTAGTAACACCACTGCTGTACTCGCTCCGTCTGCTGGTGATCGCATCATGTGTACAGACATCGGCTCAAGTGTTGTTCTTGAGGCTGTAGGTGCTAACCTGTGGGCTTCCATAGGCGCCGCTGGTGGCGTTTGGACAGATGCCAACTAGGTTAATATGTCTCGCGAGTTGAGCCCTGAAGAGATTAAAGAAGCCGTTGAGCACCGAGAGGTGCTCAATGACATTTGTGCGGTACTTGCAACCAAGTCCGGTCGCAATTTCATTAAATATTTGTTTAAACATCTTGGTGCCTCCGAGTTACCTGAATTAGGTTTGACTGGTGACATCTTGATGGATAAACTCGGTTTCTTAAGAGCAGGTAATTCAATTTTTAAACTGGTGGCCGAGGCAAATCACGAGGCAGCGGGTTTAATTTTAGCAGAAAATGAAAGGTGGAAAAATGAACAAATATATGCTGATGAACGAGAAGAGTGAAGCCGATGCGGGCGGGGGTAAAAAACAAGTTCCACCGACGCCGCCGCCTCCAAAAGACAATGCGCCACCTAAAGAGGCAGGGGATACTCTCGACGAGTACGGTTATGACAAACCCAAAGACGAAGTACCGAAAGATCAAAAACCAGCGCCAAAAGGCGAAGAAGACTCCGAGGGA